GTCGCGTCCATGGCCCGCAAGCACCCTATCCCCATCGGTAATCACGCACATGACCTTAATGCGTATTCTGTTGTTTTCTTTATTTTCCATGATACTTTTTATATTTCTTGGGTGTGCCGTGGTGGTTTTTATAGCTCGCCGTGAGTTGCTCGTCCGCGAAAAGCGGGGGACGACTTGCGTCTTGGGGGTCTTGCCCCTCTATCCCTCGCTCCTTGCGGGCGAACGTTCGGCTTTGGCTTTTTAATGTGCTACACCACCATTATCGCTATACTCCCAACGGAGTCAAGCGCCCCGAAGTGGATAACTCCCAACGCCTAACTTCGGGTACTTTTTGAGGAGGTACTGGGGTCGCTTTGCCCTTTTGCTCTTTTTGGCTTTTTCCCTGTGGTAAATTTCAAAAGCTGTCGAGGTGTTTATACGAAAAATCCGCGCCAATTCGCGGAACGAATTTTGCTTCGGGTCTTTGTCCCGAAGCTCTACGAGTTGTTTGTTTCGAGTCGCATTTGCCTTCATGCAATAATTCTAACGCGACACTCCCAACGAGTCAAATGCCGATCGGTGAGTAAATTGGGGATAATCAATTCCCCTTGAAGCTGCGGTAGCGCTTCTCGAGTTCGTTGTCTGTCATCATCGTGTAGACCGTGGTGCTTTGAATCGATGCGTGCCCGAGTATGTTCATTACGTCTGCCGTCGATCCGCCCTTTTTAATAATGTCGTGCCCCATGTGGTGGCGAAAGCTGTGCGCGTTCATGTGGGGTATCTTTGCTTTTTTCGAGTAGTGTCGAAGCATCTCGCCGACGCCTTTTATGCTTAACCTCTGCCCAGCTTTTTGGCTTCCGATTGACGGGAACAGCGCGTCGGCGTCTCTAAATTCCATCGTCTTTTTCAAATGCTCGCGCTTCTTAAGCCACTGGACTAAATTTCCGTGAGTGTCAGCCGTCCAGAAAATCTCTCGAATGGGACGCCTGCCCTTGGATTTCTCCGTTCGAATTATTGCCCTCCTTTTGTCCATTTGCAGGTCTCCTATGTCGAGCGATAAAACTTCGCCGTTTCGCGCTCCCGTATCCCACAATAGGTTTATGATTGCCAAGTTGCGGATGTGCCTTGGATCGTTGGTCTTTGCTGGTATCGCAGTGAGGAGTTTTTTATAACCATCCTCGTCGGCGATGCGCGGGATTTTGTATTCTTTGCTCGGTATTGGTATCAGGTTTTCGTCGATCACTTGGTATCCTTGCAGTCGGTAAAATTCAAAAAACTTTCGGAGCGCCATGCATTTGCCGACGAAGCTGTTCCGATCCCATCCAAGCTCCGCCATCCCGTTGAGGTACTCCATTACTTGGTCAAGGGTAATGTACTCAATTTGAGGGTTGCGCAAAAAGAGGCAGAAAGTGCGAAGCTCCCGATCATACCCTCTGACGGTTTGCTTCTTTACTTTGAATTGTCTCCAATTTTTGAATTTTTCGATTGCCTCTTTAAACTCCATAAAAGCACAAAACCCGCCGAGGCAAATCGGGGGTTTAGTGCCGTTTCCATGTTCTTGCGAACATGGGCGTTGCCGCCACGTGGCGGGACAGACCGTCGTCTGTCATTACCACTATAGCACCTCCCGTCGTTTGCCTCAAGCCCCGTGACTAACGGGACTCGACCCTTTCGGGCGACAGAAATTTCTATTAAGTTTCCTCTATAATCGCATACTGATTGAGGGGTGTCAAGAACGCTCCTTTTCCGACTTTAGAAAAACTTTAGAAAAATTTTATCTCTCGGAGCGTCACCTATAACACTGGTCGAAGCCGTTTTTGAAGTCAAGCGCCCTCCGCACGCAACGCCCCGAAGTTTTTTGAAGTCAAGCTGGCGCTTATTATCACCTTTTTTGGCACTATGCTAACATCCGAACATGGCTCAAATCAAAATCAATCCTTTTGAAAATCTCCGAAAAAATGCCCACGTTTGGCGCGGCGAAAATACTTTGATCTGGTATACCGAGGGCGCGGTCGGCGGTTCTTTCACCTTACTGATCCTCTACGACTTCGGCAACGAAAAACGCCGCCTGTTTTTGGAGGTCGGCGGCACTCAAAAAATCGAATTCAAAAACGAGGAGCTTCCCTTCGATCAATTCGAGCATCTCAAAAAGGAAGTCGAGGTGATTGAAAAAATGCTCAACGGAGCAAAATCTTAATTAAAATTAAAATTTGGTTAATAATCCTGACTTTGATATTCTCCACCCCATCGCCTCCTTACTAACGCAGTATTTTTTTGAAAGTTCGTCAATAGATTTTATGTTGCTTTGAAAATCAGCTTTCAAAAATTGGTAAGGCATCAAAAGTTCTGCCGCAAATTGGTTAGCTTCAATTTCTGCGGGAGCGTTACTGGTAAGGGCGGCCATCAGATCGTTGTGCATGCTCCCCATCTTAAAATGCCCGATCTCATGGGCGATAGTAAATCTTCGCCTATACCAATGCTGTTTTTTATTGAATCCGATAGTGGTGCTATCGTCTATTACCACAATGATCCCTGACACGTTTTCGCCAAAATCTTCAACTGGCTGCACGTCAAACTTGGACTCCAGTTTTAAATGAACAATTATCTTCCATAACGAAACAGGGGGGCTTTTAAAGCCCACCTGCTTTGTCAAAGCTTTCGCGAGTTTCCGTGCCACTAATGTCCGCGGACTGTTTTTTATTGCTTCAATGCTAACTTCCTCCATGCTTTTTCTTTTTAGCCAATTCAATAAAGCGGAGAATGGCATTTTTGTCCTTCTCGGATAAATCTTTCGTTGCCCTAACTGCAACCCTCACGTCTATTGGACGATCTTCTTGTCCAATGAAATACTTGATGTCTCTCTCAAGCGCTTTTGCCATTTTTTCCAAATCCTCAACCCTCACCTTCCTTTCGCCCGCCTCTATAAGCGATATTGCCGTTGCTGATTCAAATCCCACAGCGTCTGCAAGCGCTTTTTGCGATATTCCAACCGCTTCTCGAGCTTCTTTAATCCTGATCCCAATTAACTTGTTTTGTGGCATATTCATCATATTGATAATATACACCTATCAAAAAAGGATAGCAACCCCCAGAGGCGCTTGACGGGATAGTTTCGTTTTTGATAAAATGATATTATCGGGACGATAATAGCCGATTTGGGTCGGCGGTCGATGTCCCGCCATTATCAACTAATCTTAGTTTTACTACCGTGATCAATACTTACATCGGGCACTACCTGTACAGTGCCCTGTCCGTAGGCGCTAACGCGCCGATGGCAATCGGTGTTTACTATTGCGGCCAACTCAATCTTCGGAACGAGCTTGTGCCATTATACATCGGAAAGTCGGTCAGTATCCGCGAACGTCTGCAAAGCCATATCAGCAGTGGCGATTTGCGCGGAATAACCCACTTCGGCTACATAAGGTGCTCCACCCAAAATGAGGCGGAAGCTTTAGAAGCCACCGAGATCAGAAAACACCAGCCGAAATACAATGAGCAGGGCAAAACAGTATTTCGGTAATCGCTAAAAGGTCTTTGGCGAAGGGAGGGGCTATAGGTAACACTGTAGCCCTTTTGCCTATTTTACCTTTTTTGGAGGATTTCGCCAATTCGTGCAATAATTTTTGCTGAATTTTTTTTTATATCATGCTCCCAAAATCTCAAAACTCGCCAACCCGACTTTTTAAGTTCTTTGCCGACTTGCTTGTCGCGCTCAATATTTCTCTTGATTTTTGCAAGCCAGTATTTTTTTGGCAACCTGCTTTTCTGCTTTTCAAAATCGCGCCCGTGCCAAAAATCACCATCCAAAAACACCGCCACCCTCTGCTTAATAAAAACAATGTCTGGCTTCCCAGCCAGTTTCGCGTAGTGCTTGCGGTATCTCCGCCCCTTTTTGTAAAGGCGGGCGCTTAGCGCTCTGCAAAAATCATTTTCGAGGCGCGTATTTTTTGAACGGATGCGGGACATGATCTCGCTCCGTTTCTTTTTTGAAAAAACATCAGCCATTGAAGTCGGGGCTTTTCTTTTTTCCCCACGATTGCTGCATCGTGCCGCGCAGTCCTTTCCGCGCGCACTCGGCGGAGCAGAACCTGCTCACGACTTGATAGCTGTTTCGCCGAGGATGGTACTCCTCTTTGCAACCGTCGCATGCTTTCACGATGCTCAAATCCCTGTTTTTGGGATCGTCGGAATACTTTGCCATAAATTTTACTCGTCGTCATCGTCCTCCTCGGCAGCAACCTCCTCCGCTTTTTTATTGTTTTCCGCGAGGAAGCTTTCGTATGAGCCGATGCGCGTAAAGTCAATGTCGTATGTGTGGCTGTCCACCTTGTACACGACGACGGTATCCAGCCCGATCGCTTGAAGCTTGTCGTACGTGAGGAGCTCGCGCTCTTTTAAATTCAAAACGTCCCGCAAAAGCCACTGCCCGAGAGCCGAGTTAGGATTACTCATGAGCGCCTTGCTGTTGTCTTGGCATACTTTTGCGCTCAAAACTTTTCGGTCGGGCAGGACAAGTTCGAACGGCTCGTCGCGCGGCGGAAAGAATTTAGGGAAGCTTTGGTGAATCCACGCGGGTATCGGAATATAAATTTCATTCGGATCGCGCGGGCGTCCTGCGGCGTTCCACTGATTGAGCCCGCTTTTCTCGGGAACATGCTTTGACCCTCCGCGCATTGAATAAAGCGGAAGGAATACGTGGGGCTGGGCTTCTTTGATCGGCGCAAAAATGAGCCCCGTCTCCGCTATGAGCTTTTCAATCTGGTCGAACGGGTCTTGCAGGATTCTCACGGGCACTTCAAGGAGGACATTTTCGGTCACGAATCTCTTGTAAAGCGTGCTTTTGGGGACGCTGAATGAATATTCGGCAAAGGGATCGGAAAATTGGATCGTGTTGCCGTTGGCTTTAAGTTCTTTGATCGCATCGATTTTTATAAGCGGCATCGGGGTCTCGTATACGAGAATTTTTCCCACCTGCCTTGTAATGCAGTGGTAAATAATCCGATCAAGCCCGAAAATGCGCCGCGTGGTTTCGAGGCGCTCGTTTCTAAGCTCTGCTATTTTTTTTATTTTCTCGTCTAACGGCAGGGTTCTGAAAAGCGCATGATCGCTGTTGAATTCGGCTATTTTTTCAAACGACTTGCCGTTCTTATAGAGGAATGTTTTTATGCCGAATCCCGTTTTTTCTTTTGAGGCGTCTGCCGACGCATCGGAGCGCGAAAGGTTTTCGGCTTTGAATGCTTTGCAAAATAAATTTTCCGCAGCTCGGTATGCGAGGTACGGCTCGGGTGCTTCCGAAAAAAGTTTAGACAGCGAGCCGACCGCCTTAAGCAGCCGCTCGTAATGCCCTACCTGTTCTTTTGATTGGGTTTCTATAAACATTGTCGTTTGAAGCGAGGGCTTTTCTGATTTGGTGCGCAATCCTTTCGATCACGCTCACCGTCACCGAATTGCCGAATTGCTTGTACAGCTTTGTGTCGGGAAGATTCGGAAGCTTGTAGCTCTCGGGGAATCCTTGAAGCCGCGCGCACTCCCTCGGCGTAAGTTTTCTGACTCCTTTGCCGTTGCGTATGAGCGGAACGTTGTGCCCGCCCATTCCCATGTTCGCGGTAAGCGTCGGGCAAACTCCGCTTTTGTTTTCGCGGACGTAAGCTCTCCGCCACTGGTAAACCGTCCCCTTCGTTTTCATGATCTTATTCAATTCTTTATAGAGGGGATGTTCGTTGTAGTAATACCTTTTATCGGCGTCATCGTCAAGAAAATCTGCGACGGTTTTTGTGAGCGGAATCGGCGGCGGGAATTCGAATGCGTCTGCGTGCTTTTTATTTTTAAATCCGACAATATAAATCCGCTCCCTGTTCTGCGGGACGTTGCCGTAGCGCATGCTGTTGAGCACCTGCATTTTGACGTTGTAGCCGAGGTCGTCGAGCGCGTCCGAAATAATCTTAAATGTCTTGCCCTTGTCGTGCGACTTCAAATTCTTTACGTTCTCGAGGAAAACCGCCGTCGGTTTTTTATCGCGGAGGATTCTGACAATCTCAAAAAATAAATCGCCCCGCCCTGTGTCGAGGAAGCCCCTTCTGTATCCTGCTATTGAAAATGGCTGGCACGGAAATCCGCCAAGGATGAGGTCAAAGTTAGGCAAAGCCGAGCTTTTCACCTTCGCAATGTCTGCAACGGTGAGGGGCACGTCCTTAAAGTTAAGGTCGTAGGTGGCTTTGCAGTAGGGATCAAAATCGTTTGCGAAAAGGGTCTCAAATCCTGCCCGCTCAAACCCTATTCTGATCCCGCCTATCCCTGCAAATAAATCGATTGTTTTGGGCGGATTCTTCATATTTAAATTTTACCAAATCCAGCGAAAAAATGCAGCACCTATTTTGTGGATTTGTGCACACTCGCCGAACCTGTTGCGCCTTTAATTCTTTGAAAACGCGGGCTTCTTTTTGAATTGTACCATACTTCGTTCGGTTGCGAAACGCGCGCTTCACGGAACACTATAAAAAAACTGCGGAACAAGTCAATTGCGGGCAAATAAGGCCGCCAGTGCTACCTTCTGTTTACTCAAACCTGAAGCGTTCCGCCTTACGCCCGAAGGCAAGCGAAAAATTATTTGCCCGCGTACGGCTGGCTCGCGTCTCCTTTGTTGCTGAAGTAAAAGGAGAACGCCATTCCTGCGAGCACTAAAAACTGCTCGCCCGAAATCTTGCCACCGAAAAGGGCGGCGACGGTTGCGATCGCCATCAGGACGAATACGGTTTTGCTTGCTGACTTCAAAATTTCCATGTTAGTGTGCGGCTCGCTTTATCAATGCGAGCCCTTCCTCTATTTTTTTAATGCCATCCTCGACCTCTGGAGGGAGTTTTGGCTGCGCCTGCAGTTTTGCGAGCGCTACAATCTCGTCTATGATTCGCTTGTCGTATGCGGGGCAGTTCGGCCGCCGAACGCCATCGATCTGGTAGTGCCCGATGATGTGTCCGCGGTCTGTCGGAATGCTCCACCGCTTGCAAATGTCGGCGATAAGCGTTGCGCTCGCGAGCTTCATTGCTGCGCTCCATGCGCTTCCCGCATTCCCTTCGTGCTCGACTCCGATCGTGTAGTGGTTCGGGTTGACGCCCGCTTTGAGCAAGCTCCATGTCGGGCTGTTGACTCTCCCCGCGTGCCATGCGGAATTTTCCTCATTGACGTACTGGTGCGTTTCTCCGCTTTGCCCTATTCCGTAGTGCGCGCTCACTTCCGTTGCTGGCGAAGCGAAGTGCGAATCCGTGCCCGCAAGCGTTCCATCCATGATGTGAACGACGACAGCTTCGGGCTTGTATCCGTCCCGCCCCTGCCAAAAATTCGGCGACGGCTTTTGAATTATGTTTTGGTTCGGCATGTCAGTTTTTGTCCTTAATCAAATGCTCGACCGCCTGTTTTTGAATTTCGGTGCTTGTCCTGATGTTCTCCGCCGCTTCGCGGATCGCGTCTCGGCATTCCGTCATGACCTCTATCGATTTGTGATTGTTTGCTTCTACGAATTTTTGGAATGCCTCGTCGCGCCTGTTGAGGGCTTCGATTGCGGTTCGGAACACAAGGTAAAGCACGGCGACCGCAGCGATGCCGACTCCGAGGTTTGGAAGCGTTTTTAGGAAAAGTTCCTCGATCATATGAATTTGTACGTTCCGTCGGGAGCTTTTTCATGGGTACGCTCCCGCTCGGCCGCCTGTTCCAAACCGATGCGTTCGATTTCGTCCCGAAGCGCCATAACCTTTGGATGGTTTTTAACAATTGTGCCGATTTCGCCGTCGAATCCTTTTTCGATAAATACCTGCGGATCGCTGTCGGCTACTTTTTCCGCCACCGCCTTTATTTTTGCCGCGCTTAACTCGCGCGCAGTGAAGTTGAAGCCAGCCCGCAGATTTTCCTCGAGCATCCGTTCCTCGTAGCACTCTCCGCATTCATGCGTCGCGTCGCCTTCGACCGAGGTTTCTCCGATGAGCTTGTTGCAGGTTTTGCATCTAAGTTCAAACATGGTTTTGTTTAAATTTGGAATTGATAACTTGCGCCAGTGTTTCCGTTGCCAGCGTGGTTGCCGCTCGATCCAGCGGTGCACGATTGCGTGCATCCGCCACAGCCCCCGCCCGATCCGACGCTTGCTCCGTGCGCTCCTCCAGCAAGGTCTATCGTTCCGCTGTTTGTCAGGGTTGAGTAAACCAGCACCGCGACCCCGCCCGATCCTCCTCCTCCGCATCCGCCTCCGTTTCCTGCGTTCGCACCATTGCACGAGCAATTGCACGGATTCGTCCCGTTTCCGCCGTTCCCGCCAGCGCCTCCTATGGCTTCAATCTTGCCTCCCGTATTGATGGTGATCGTTTTTGCGTAGACGGCGATAATGCCTCCAGCCGATGCTCCTCCGCCTCCGCCTCCTCCCGTACCGCCAGTTCCGCATCCAGTTTGCGAACCGCCACCTCCGCCCGACGACCCTCCCGATCCGCCAGTGCCTCCGTAAGGCGTAAACGTCCAGCTTGTCGTTGTGTCGAGCATGTGGGCGATGTTCCAGTACATTCCGATATTCGCGCGGAACGGAATGTTCGGCGCGCTTGCGCCGCCTCCTCCGCCAGCTCCGTTTTGGCTTCCACCTCCAGTGCCTCCGCTGACTCCGCTTACTCCGAGCGACGACGAGGTTGAACCTCCTCCGCTTCCCGCGCTTCCCGCGCCTCCGCCCGAACCTCCGCCCTGCCCGCCAGCGCCTCCCGCTGGCGCGCCTTTCAAATATCCGTCACTTAACGCTCCGCCTGCGCCCCCTCCGCTTCCCGAACTCGAACAGGCGCTTCCGTTTCCACCGTCCCCTCCGTTGTTTCCGTTGCGGAATATTTTTCCTCCGCTGTTGATCGTGAGCGTGTTTTTTACAAAAATTCGGTATCCGCTCGGATTGAGCGTCGAATTGACGGTGAGGTTGTTGTAGAACATGTCCCGCGAAAGCGTTGTGCTTCCGCTGATCGTCACGTCCCCGTCCGATCCGTCTCCGTAGAATGCGCTTGCAAACGAAGCAACGAGAATGCCAGCGATGTAAAGTGCGGTAGCCGCGTAAATCGTGCCCCCTCGTATTTCATTCCATTGCCTTGTTGTGCTTCCGAGGTTGCGGGTTAGGTCTGCGTCGGGAAGCCAGTTTGCGTCAACGTTTCCCGCGTTCAATTTCGACGGGCTGATGTTCGCGCCAGCTGCCACCTGTGTATTGTCCGATATAAAAGTTCCGCCGAGGAACGGTCGCGTGTCGCGCTGGATGTAGCCCTGCCCCGCGACGTCGGTATCGCGGATCGTGGTCTGCCCCACGCGGTTGAAAACCTCGCAAAGCACCACCTTGTCCGTCGGGTATGTCGGAATGCTCGGGCTTGCCGCTTCCGTTCCTGCCACACGCGCCAAAACTCCCGCGTTGTCTATGGTGAGGAGGTCGATGCGCGGATTCGTGGTCGGCGCGGTAAAGCTCGGGCTGTTTCCGCCCGCGAACACGACCTTCGTGATTCCTATAAAGCAGACGCCCGATTCGACCTTGAGCGTAAGGTCGGGCGCTGCCTGTTCGTGCGGAAGCAGGTGCGCGGAGGCGAACGCGTCTTTTCGCAGGTCGTTGTACTGCGCTGCCGCTGCGTTGTCTCCTATGTTGACTGCTGTTGATCTCATGGTTTTGAAAAATTGCTTTTAATTGACGGAGAATTCCACCTCGACCGTGGTGTCCTCGCCGCTTGCCTTCGCATAGGCGGTTGAAAATAATGCTCGGTTGAACAATCGACCTGATCCGAGCGTCGCCGTGCCGTCAATAAACGTTCCGAATTCGCGGTACGTTCCGTTGGGAAGCGTCGCGTCAGAAAAGAAAAACTGAAGGTTCACGATGTTGTTAGTGATGGTTGCGAGCGTCGTCGCTACGCGGACGGTCGGCGTCTGCAGTGCAGTATCGCTGTTTGCAGGCGCGTTCGTTCCCGTCCCGATCTCGCCGTGCGTTACGTTGAGCGAATAGGTGTTGTCCGATCCGAGGCGGCGGGCGACGATGTTTCGCCCGTATCCGCCCGAGCCAGACACCACGAGGTTTCGGAACTTCAGCTCGGCGAGGAGCTCCTTCGTGCCCGCGCGAAACTTGCGGATCGTTACGATCCCAGTGATTCCGCTATTCTCTTGTAGGTTTTTCCGCTTCATGTTTTTAAGACCACGTTGCAAAATTCCACCGAAAATCGTTCGACGATCCGATTCCCCATTTGTAGGGCGGGCTGTCTTTTATCGCGTCCGCCGCCTTGCTTTCCGCTATCACTGCGGTTTCAAAAAACGACTCGAGGCGCTGGAGCACTTCGTTGAGCGCGATCACGATGTTTTTCTTGTCCTGCCCGAGCAGGTTCACCATGATGTCGGTAAAGGTGATCTGCCCCGAAGCAATAAGCGAGACCTCGTACTCCATCTCGCCGCTCCCGCGCGCCTTCCCAACGATTCGGTTGATTTTAAATTCCTTGTTGATGCTTCGGAGCGACGAATTCAGGGTGATTTTCTGTCCGACCCGAAGCCCCGTTTTCGTTGTTTTAAATTTCGCCTCGAATACCGTCTGCGAATATTTTTTAAGCTCCGCCTTTGCCCGCGTCTGCGCCTCGCTCACCGATTCTATGGACTTATCGACGAGCGCGGCTTGGTATTCGCCATAGGTTGCTATTGAAATCTGGTCGCGCACGAGCGCGATGATCGGAATAAAAGCGTCGCCGTAAACCGTCACGCTGTCTCCGCTCGCAAGCGCCGCGGTGAACGTGGCGAATTTTTCGTTGAAATTGTAAAGGACTTGAACGCTCGACGGGTCGGTCTGCTGGTCTGTGCCGACGGTCTGCACGACTCCGTTCTTTTTGACCGTGACGTTGTCGTATTTGTAGGCGAGCGGGAAGGTTTTTTGTCCCGCGGCCGCGACGTACTTATCGATGGCGTCGGCTTCCGCGATCGTTTTTTTGTATTCGCCTCCGCGCACGTACACGGCGTTTTTCAATTGCAAAAGGTTTTTATTTATTTCGAGCGTGTTCCATTCAAAGTTTCCGCTGATGTCGTCGAGGTTGAACGGCGCGAGCGACGTTTCCTCGTCGAAGAAGTGAATGTCCTTGTCGTAGTCGACGTACCAGTCCCACGCGATCTGGTCGGAAAGCTGCGTGAGGCAACGCGTCACCTGCTCGTAGTTGAATTTGACGCTCTTGACCGAAGGGGTCGCTGCGGCCACGTTCGCCGTGGTAAATCCCGACGTAAAGGTTGCGATAATGTCGAGGACGATTGCACGCGCGGTTTGATTCGCGTAGCTTTTCGTCACCACTTTGCGGTCGAGGAACTGCGAGTAGTCCTTGCATCGGATTTGGTATCCGAGCAAAAGCCCGCCCCTCGACACTTCGTTCCGCTCGACGACGACCCCGCCGAAAATCTTGACCGCTCCCTCCTCGAGCGTCACCTCGTCGCTGATGTCGGGAATGGTCTTTGAGGGCGTTTTCAAAATTTGAAATTCCATGCGGTCGACCTCCTTGGTGAGGATTTCCGTTTTTTGAAGCGTATCCCACTTGACGTGGTTGCTTCTGTCTATTCCGTTTATTTTCAGTACGAGCGCCATGGTGGTTTATGCCCTGATTGCTAAATTGAGCTGGTTTTTAATAACGCGCGCGATTTCGTTAGCGAATCTTTCCGCCGTCTCCGCGTCGGTGTAAAAGTCGCCCTGCAGGTACACGTTGATTCCTCCGCCCGCTCCGAGCGCGCCGAGGCGGTTGAGCGGTATGACCGCTTCCGCTCCCGCTTCGCCTACGACCCCGAAGGTCGGGCGCGTCACGATGCCTCCGTGCTGGAATCCGAAAACCCTGCCGACGAATCCCGAAACCGCGGATGCCGCCGACTGGATCGGCTGGCTCACGGTCGCCTTCACGCTGTTGTAAAATCCGAGGATGCTCGAGAGGGTGTTTCTTATCCCGCTTGTCGCGCTTTCAACGATTCCGAGCATGTCTCGCCAAAGGTTCGAAAAAAAGTCGCGGATTGAATTCCAAACTCCTATGAAAAAGTTTTTGACGTCGTCCCAGTAAAGTTTCCAAAGTGTCACGAAAAAAATGACGCCAGCCGCGATCGCCGCAAGCCACGCGAGGAGCGTTCCGAACGTTCCCATTAAGGCAAGCGCCGCCGCCACAGCGACGATAAATCCCGCGACGAGTACTCCCACAAGAAGCGCCGCTACGATTTTTATTAGGAGCTGGTGCTTCTCAAGCACAGCGTTGATCCCGCCCTGCGCCTTGATCCAGTCGCGCACCATTTCCGCCACCGCTCCCACCGCGGGCGCAAACTGCGCCCCGAGCGCCTCGAGCCCTTCTCCAATGAGGCGCTTCATGGTCTCAAGCTGTCCGTTGAGGGTTTGGCTGTATGCTTCCGCCTGTCCGCGGAGCTGCGCCTGTATGCCCGCAAGAACCGTCGCCTTGCTTGCATGCTCGTCGATTTCAATTCCGTATTCCTTGAGCATGCGGGTGTTGCCTCCCAATGCCAGAATGACGAGGCGCGTCGCGTCCTCGATCCCGATCTGCTTGGCTCTCGCCAAATCCATCGCCGCTTGGAATGCGTCGAAGGTAAGCACTCCGTCCTTGGTCGCCTGCAAAAGCCGACCCATTGAAAGCGCCGCCTCGTCGTTGTCGAATCCGAATTTTGCGAGCGCTTCGTCCGCCGTCTGCAGTATTTTTTCCCGAAGCGTTTGGAGGTTCGAGGGAAGCGTCTGCATGATCGCGCCGAACTGCGCCGCCTTTACCTCCGCATCGCCGAACGCGCTGATCGCTTTTCCGATAATCGCTCCAGCGCCGATTGCCGAAAGCGCGCTTGCGAGCGCGTCCGCCTTTCCGAACGCAAAGTTGAAGCTGCCTCCCAAGTCCGAGACGTCGTTTGAAATGCGCGACAAAGCTCCTGCGGCTTCGTCCCGCACTCTTACCAAAATCTGCAGTATTGCGTTGGATTCAGTTGCCATGGTTTTTTATCGGTTTTCCTTGATTCGGCGCTCCGCTTCTTTTCCTTCCGCGCGGAGCATTTCGACTATCGTGTCGACAAAGTTTGCGGGCTGTTCGTCGAATTCCTGCTTTGTCCATCCCATCTCCCTGCATACGATCGCCACCGTCATCTCGTCCGTAAGCGAACCCCTGCCCGCAGCGAAGTAGCGCTCCCATTCGTACGCTACTTCGCTTGCGTAAAATTTCCCTTGTCGATTTTTCCCGCTTCCGCCACTGCGAAGTCGTACTCCGCGGGGCTTGCGTCGAGAAGCCGTTCAAGCACTCGTTCGTTCGAGCCGTCGTATTTCGCAACGACGATCTCGACGTACTTGTGCTCCGCTTTTTCGAGCACGTCGCCCGAAAGGTCTTTGAGATTCGCATCCTTCCTGTTCGGGTCGATGCTGACGCCCTCGAGGAATACGCGCCGAAGCTCGTTGCGCTCCCGCGCGGTGAGCCATGCCTTAAGCTCGAGCTCTTTTCCGCTCGGAGTTTTTGTTTTGATTGTTTCGCGTTCCATTGGTTTTTGCGCCGTTAATTTTTAATTTCGACCTTTAGTAGGAGCTGACGAGGTTGTTGCAAAGCACGCTTGCCATCTTTGAATCGGTGGTGTTGTAGTGCGCCTTGAACGAAACCGTCTGCTTGACCAGCTCGTTGATCCGAACGGGTCGGGTAATTTCCTTGAATACGACCGAATGGAAGTCGATCTTGACCCGCGGGTTCGAAGCCGTGCCGATCGTAACGTCCGAATTCACGAGGTCGATCCGCATCGCCTGCGCCGTTCCCGCAAGCGCCGCGTTTTTGAAGTCGGTCTCGTTCTGCCATATGGCTTCGAGCGTGCCTTCGATTGCGAACTGCTTGTTGAGGAAATCCGCGGGCGCGGAGTTTCCGAGCACGTCGTCGTCCTCGATGTTTTGCTCGATCTTGAGCGAAAGCGATTTGATGACCGTCGCTCCCGCGGCGTCGAGTCCCGCCTGCGTCGATGCCAGCTTGAAGGTGAGGTGCTGTGGAAGGAATCTGTTTTCCGCGGTCGTAGAAGGGGTCAGGGTTGCCGTCGCTCCCTTCTTTGATTTGAAGTTTGCGGCGTAGTCGATAAACTTGCCCTGTTCGTACGCGATCTCGAACGATGCCAGCACCGCGAGCGCGTGGGTGTAATCTTGCCCGCCGAGCGGATCGTCGATGTAAAGCGACAAGCTCTGGTGCTGCGCTCCCTGCTGGACGCTTATGTTGTGGTCGTAGACCAGCGTCTCGCCCGCCTTCACGCTTGATGCCAGCGTTCCGAAAATGCCGTAAAGCAGGAGCGGGAAGTGCTTGTCTCCGATCGGAGCTTTCAGGCCGCCTTCAGCCCATTTTTTTACGATCGATTGCCCGACCGAGTCCTCAATGACGCCTCGCGTCTGTTCGTCGGTGATTTTTGTATCCTTCTCGAAAATGTCGAACTCGTTGTGCGGAATCCAGTACGTCGCCGATGCTGGCGAAGTTCCTCGGGTCGTTTCCCGAGCGATTCCGATTTGTATTAATCTGCCTATTCCTTTGCTCATGGTGGTTTGTTGCCGTTAATTTTTTGCTATTAATTTTTCTCGACCTTTTTTCTTAATTGCTGCCACAATTTTTCGGCTTCCTCTCGGCTTGCGGCTTTGACCGTTAATGGCTCGTACTCGAGCCCTCCCGCGAAGTGATGCTCCTCGACGGGCGTCGCTTCCGCGGATTTGTCTTTTGCTCCCGAGCCGTCAATCATTTTGTTTTTTGAATCTTTTTGCATGGTTTTTTATGTTCCCCGATAAATGTTTTTGCACCGCAAAATAACCGAAAACACAATGAACGCCTTGCCCCTTGAAGTGACCTGCTCCACGGGGCTTGTGGACGGCTCGACTCCGCCGTCCGCGCCTGCAGCCCGAAGCTTCGAGCTCGAAACGTTCAGGGCGTCATTGTCGAATTTGTTTAGGATCGCTTCCATCAGGTTCTCGATCGTCTCCGCGTCCTGCACTTCCTCCGCTTTGTGAATTATCAAAATCTCGAAGGTGTAAATGCGCGCGTTGTCGCGGTTCGTCTCGGCCGCGCTGTCCACGGTCGGCGTTGAAAGCACGGCCGCGGGGTATCCGCCGTAGTCGCGCTCAAGCGCTCCCATTTTCAAATCGTCGACGTGCGCTTCCTTGAGCGTCTGGCTGTTTACCATTTCGTCGAGTAGCGCTTTTATTTTGTTTTTTATGTCTGTTGGCACGCTCATATCGGTTTTGTTTTGTTTGCGATTGTCCTTGCTACAAGCTGAAGCGCTTGGCGGAATAATGCGTTTATGTCGCCTTGGGAATTGCGAACGATTTGTCTCATGAACGGCTTCGCCTTCGTTCCTTTGTGGTGAACCCGCATTGCGAACACTGCATTGCCTTCGGTTCGCCTGTAGTAGCGCCTTCCGCTCGATGCCGTGACGTAGCGCGCTCCTCCGCCCGTTTCCCAGCGGAGCGCCCGCGCGCGCACGGGAAGGATCAAATGCGGTTTCGTTCCGTATTCCACGAACGGCGCGTACTTCGCTGTTGGAAACCACCGCGCCTGCAGGTTGCCCCGCACGAAGCGGAAGCTCTGCAGGAGGAATCCAGTGCGGAACGGAACGGGGTTGTTTTTCAACGTGTGCTTTGCGAAAACCGCGCTTGTCGCGTCGACCGCCTTTTGTATGATCGGGCGCGCAATTTTCGGGTATTCCCGCAAAGCGAACCGCAATTCTTTTAATCCTTGAATTTCTACTGCGATGGCTGGCATGGCTTTATACAAATGTTGGCAATCTGCGGTAGCGGGCGAGTATCTGCCTGTCGACCTCGTCAAGCAGTTCATTCCATGTCACCGATCCGCCTTCGTACGACTCGGTTGCTTTTCCTTCTGCGTCGCGCTTTTTGAAAAGTTTGACGGCGAGGCGCTCCGTGAGGTCGCTCAAATCGAGCGGAAGCGTGTGCTTCGTCGTATCGCCCACGTTGTCGAAGTCGATCAGGTATCCCGCCGTGTAGCTAAACCGCAGGGTATTCGTGCCTTTCGGCGCGCGCCCGTAAATTTTTACAATTCCGCTTTTGCCGTCCTCGGCGAGTTCGAACTCGTCTGCGGTGTATCCAGTCCAGCTCGGGTTCGACGGCGTTCCCGCGCGGTATTGCGCGGATGTCAGCGCCGTCACTGGCGCTTGCTTGAGCAGGACGAATTCCTGCCGTTCGCCGTAGACCGAATAAACCTCGTTTGCGTATGGCGTGCTTTTAAACCGCCTGCTGCATTCGGCTTCTATATAATCAGTAGCCGTGCTTACGAGGCGATCGAGCAGGACGTCATGCTGCGCAGTGGTAAGCTGCAACCGATCCTTGATTCTGTTTTTTGTGGTTAGGGCGTAGCCCACGACTTTTTCTGCCATATGATTTTTGGCTCGGGGTTTTTATTAATGTCCCCGCTCCGAGCCCCCGAGCATTGCTCGAGGGCACGTCAGCCGAGACACAAACGCTTTTATTGCACTGGCTCTTTGAAGGCGCGACCGAGGAGAAGGTTTATCGCAAAAGCAAAGCTTGGCGATGTCCCTGCGATGGTTGCGACTGTGCGGAGGTATCGCTTGCGCGAAGTGCCGAGTCCGTCGACGCGCTTTGCCTGCGAGTTGTTGCTCGCGGTTACTTGCGTGAAGGACGCGACGTTTGCCCACCCAGTCGATCCGTCTGCCGATTCCTCAATTGCGACGTCAAGCGTCGGGCTTGTGCCCGAAACTGCCCCGACTTCAAGCGCGACGGAAGCGGAATTGTACCCGAGGGTATCGATCGCCGCTCCCGTTTGCGTCGAGGTCGCTGTCTGCGGTCTCAACGTAAAGACCGATTTGATCGCATCGTAAACTGAACGCATGGTTTTTTAATTTCTTGTACCTATGAGCTTGTCAGCTCCCCGTTCGTCGACTCTTTATGGCTGCGGACGCGCCATCTACGAACGAGCGGGCGGCAGGTGTGCCCGAAGGTTCTTTTAATTACTCCTGCCCCTTCTCGCCGCCTTCGCCGTTCTCGGGTTGCCCCTCGCCCGACGCGGGCGGATTGTCCGTCTCGTTTGAAGTGCCCCCGCCTTCGCCGCCTGCGCCGCTTTCGCCTTCGCCTGCGGGAGGAGTGGCTTCCGAACCTTCCTCTACCAGCGCGACTCTTGGTTCGGGTTCGCCGCCGTTGTAATTCGCGGCTTCGGCTTCAGTGAGTTCGACGATATCGCCCTCGTTGTAGCCGTTGGTAGGGTGAATGACTTTGTATTTTCTTTTATCGCTCATGGCTTTTTCTCTGTTTATTACTTATAAGCCGATTCGACCTTTTGCTTCGGCTCTGGCTGCATCGCCCCGAGGAAGGAGGCGATGATTGCCAAAACCGAAGCCCTATGGTTAGGACGCTGCCGTCTTTCCGACAACGAACGCTTTCGGAAGCGTGATCACGAGCGCGTGGCGGTGCTTGTACACAAGCCCCGTCTGATCCGCGAGCGCGATTTCCTTTCCGCCGAAGCTGCCCGACTGGTACTGCGCGACTCGAAGTTCCCCTTTGTCGCCGAACGCCGTCGCTTTCAAATTCCCGAACACGCAGAATTTTTTGGATACTGCGGTTTGAGCGTTTGTCGGCAGGTGGCGGACGGTGTAAACAGGGAATCCGAGGATTTCGCCAGCAGGTCGGATGCCTCCGCCCGTCGGGTAATTCGCAAGGAGGGCAGCCGAGGGAGCGCCTGCCTGCGGCAGTACGTAATTCCCTGCGGTATCCTTTTTCATGCGAATCTTTGCCCAGACGGTTCGCTCGAAGTAGAAGGCCGCGCCGTCAAGCACGGATTCCTCCACTTGGGCGATCATGTCGGAAGCGTCGTCGAGCGTGAACTCCGCGAAAGTGTCCTCGCCAGTCGGAAGTGTGAATACATTGACGTCCGCATTTTCCAAAATGCCGACGAACGGATTGCTCGTTCCGATAAATGCCTGCTTGTCGATCATGTTGGCGAGCGATTCGCCTCCAAGGGCAAGCAGCCAGTCCGCGAGGTTCACCGTGGCGTCCTGTATCAGGTCGTTGCCCGTAACAAACGCAAGCTGCCACTTTTTGGCGATCAGCTTGGCTTGTCCGAACGTGAGACCCGTTACCGCGCCAGCGGCGTCGACGCCGAGGTACTCGCCTTCAAGGAAAGCTCCCGTGTACGCGGGGATGTCGAGCTCGTCGGTGTTGAGCGGCCACTTTTGGGCTTGGCTCATAACAATGCCAACCGACGCCGCAATCCTTACGATCGCGGCCGCGACTTCCTTCGGCACAAGGTATCCGCCTCGGTTGTCCTGCTCCTCGATGAGCGCTTCGTTCGCCTTGGTCTTGATGCCTGCTGCGGCTTTCGCGATCTCGACGAACGACGTTTTCTGCTCATCAGTCAGTCCCGTGCGGTCTTTCCCAGTAAGGGCGCGCTCCAGCCGCAATTCCTCGACGATTTTTCGCGTCTCGGAAGCGACAAGGTCGCCGACGACGGTTTTCAGCTTCTCCTCCATTACGGAGTCGAACACTGCCGCCATCTTTTCCTCAAGCTGTTTGACTATTGTCTCGTTCATGGTTACCGTTTTGCATTGCGCCTTTCGCGGATTTTTTTATTCATCCGCTCAAGCGCAACGCTTAACTCTGTGCTAATTGAGCTCAGAAGCTGCCGAGCCATCAGGTACTCGTCGAGTTCCTTGATGGCGGCATCGACCCCTGCGCTATCCGACCTTTGCTTCGGGGCAGCGCCATCGCCGCGCTGTTCCTCCCCCTCGCCACCCTTGGGGATCAAACCCTCAAAGGCGGCGATTGCTTTTTTCAATAATTCGATGGCTTGGTTGAATTGAACGGTCTTTAAGACCTCGGCGATTTTCGCCTTTCCTTCCTCTCCTGCTCCGTATTCGCTCTGCACGATTTCAATGATCCGCTTCGAATGGACGATTACCGCGTTGTCGATCTCGCTCTGCATTGCCGAAAGCTCCGCGCCGATCTGCTCCGCGTCTTTTTTCTGCTCCGCGCCCGCTTTCGCTTTTTCCGCTTCGTGCGCCTTCATCAGGTCGCAGAATTCTTGGTTGTAGTCGGGGCTTTGCGGATCGCAGAAAATCGCGGCGCACGCTTCGGGATCGTAGTTCTCCGAATCGGGTTCGCAAATTTCGGGCTTGGTTTTCTTTTCCTCTGTCTCTTTCGGCTTCTCGTCCTCGATCTTTATTTCGATGCCTTTGGTTGCAAGCATCGCCGTATCGAGTCCGAGCTCCTGCGCCTTGCTCAAAGACAGGGCGAAGGGATTGGCGGGAACTGGCACGAATGAAAATTCGAGCAATTCCGCCTTGACGATCACGCTGCCCTGCATCTCGCGGGCAATGAAGCCGACCGACGTCGCGCGAACAATTTTCAAGTCATAAAGCCGCCGCACCTGCTGGGCGAACGGGTTCGCTTCCTCAGGCGCGAATCGTCCCTTGGCTACGAGGTTGCCGTCGCGCGTTTCGATTTCGTCTGCGATGCCGATCGGCAAGCTCCAGTAATCGTGACCCCACAAAACGACGGGGTTTGTTTTGTAGTGCGTCAAATCCCAGCCGTTCTGGTCTATCGATTCGCCTTGCCGATCCATGTCGGCGGTTGAAATTACGACCTCAAAGCTGCCCGAGTCCGTTGCGGCTTTCGTTTTTTCGACGAATTCCCGCATCTCTGCCGATTGCAGAATTTCGGTCATCTTGGCTTTTATTTCCTCGGTAAGTTTTTTTGCTGCTTCGTTCATGGTTTTAATTTTTAATGGTTAGTAATGGTTCGACCTTTTACTTTTAAATGGTTCGCGGAAGCTCTGGCTGGACGATCACCACGATGTCGCCGAACGTGACGACCTTGCCCGATCCGAACGTAACCTCGATCTCGGCGTAGTATTGCCCTGCGTCGTCGAAGTCCGTGGCGGCGACGTTGTACTTGCACGTTCCCGCCGTCGCGCTGATAACCGTCATTGCTCCGCTGAATTTCAATGCTGTTGCGCCCTGTTTTTGGACTTTGAATAAAAGCCCTGAATTCCCAGTCAAATCAAAAGCCGCGCCGTTTGCGTCCTGTAGCGTGAAGTTGATGTCGTATAGCTTGTCGCTTTTGAAAACTTTGATCTGGGTCATGGTTTTATTGCTTTAGTTTTACGGTGAAGCTCCTGATGCCCGTGGCGAGTTTCAAGTCGCGCGATTCGACCTTTGCCGTCCAGCTTGTGCTTGTCGCTACGACGGCGAACGATGCGGCTTCTCCTCTGATCGCTTTTGCGAGCCCGTAAATGCCCGCGATTATGAATTCTCCGATCGGCTTCACAAATTCGGCGAACGCCGAGTCGATGATGCCGATTGCTTCTTGAAAGGTTCTCGTTATCGAACGATTGATTGCGTCCGCCACCGCTACGATTTCGGTCAATGCTTTTGCGGTAATTCTTGAAGCGAGGGTTTCAATGAGCGTTATTGCTTCCGCGATCGCTTTGCCTGTTTGCTTCGTGAGTGATTCGGCGAGCGTGATTGTTTCTTGGATAGTTCGGCTCGCAGTTCTTGCGATGCTGTCGGCGATTGCCACGATCTCGGAAATCACTTTTGTTGCGGTGCGGTTTATGGCGTCTGCGATTGAAATTGCTTCAGTGAGGGTTTTAAATTGCAGTCCCGTGAGCTGTGTAGCAACGCTGTCGATGGCTGATATCGTTTCGGCAATTGTTTTCGCCGCCTGACGAATGATGCTGTCTGCAATTGCGACGGCTTCAGCGAAGACCTTGATTGCGTTTCGCGCGATGCTGTCCGCTATCGTGATTGCTTCATTAATTGCTTTGCCCGCTTGTTTTGCGATGCTGTCTGCAATCAGTACGGCTTCCTCGAATATCCTTGATGCAGTAATCGTTCGGGCGAATAAATCGGCGATGGCGATGGTTTCGCCGACGGCTTTGCCCGCCATGCGGATTGCGGCGTCCGCAAGCGCCAACGCCTCCGCGAATGTTTTGCCTGCCTGCTTTGCAGTTGAGTCGGCAATTGTCACCGCTTCCGCAATCACGCGCGTTATGCTCCGCGCGATTGAATCGGCTACCGCTATTGCTTCGGCGAGGAGTTTTGTTGCCTGCCTTGCCAGCGAATCGGCGATGGCGATTGCTTCGGCAAGGGTTTTCAGTCCCTGCATTGCGATCGAATCTGCAATCACGGCGGTTTCCTCGAAAATCTTTGCCGTGATTTTTGCCGTTATGCCGTCTACGATTGCGAGCGTTTCCGCGAGCGCCTTGATTGGCTGTCGGGTTAGGGTATCGGCAATTGCCACAATGTCTGCGAAGATTTTTGTTGCCTGTCGGCTTATTGCATCTGCAATTGCCACGGCTTCCTCGAGGACTTTGGCAGTAATTTTTGCCGCCACTGAATCAATGAGCGCTACGGCTTCTGCGAGGACTTTCGTTCCCTGCTTGAGCAGGGTGTCCGCCAGCGCGATTGCTTCCGCAAAAATCTTTATCGTTTGGCGTTCCATTGCGTCTGCGATTGCGGCGATCTCGGCGAATGCCTTTGCCGTCTGTTTTTCCGCGGCGTCGGCGATTGCTATTGCCTCTGTTGCAAGCGCGCGCCCGATGCTTTTTGCGATCGTGTCGGCGAGAATAATTGCTTCCTCGAGCGTGCGGTTGTACTGCTTGACGTTAACGATTGAATCAATGACCGCTATTGCCTCCGCAAAAATTTTCTGCGCTTGGTTTGTTGCGGTATCCGCGATCGCTACCGCTTCGGCGAATATCCGCGTCATGCTTCGGGTCAAGCTGTCGGCGATTGCCAATGCTTCGCCGAGCGTCTTGCCTATAATTTTCGCCGTCAGCGAATCTGCGAGTACGAGCGCTTCCGCGAAACTCTTTTGAACTTGTTTCAGTGCCGTATCTGCGATTGCGACCGCCTCCTCGAATGTTCGAACGGTTTGGCGCGCGATCGTGTCCGCAATCGCAGCGACGTCCGTCAGGACTTTCGTTGCCTGCCGAGTCAAGCTGTCTGCAAGCGCCACGATCTCGCTGAAGTTTTTCAATCCTTGCTTGGCGATCGCGTCCGCTATAATCGCCGTCTCCTCGAGCACCTTTGCGGTGATTCGCTGCGCGAACGCGTCGGCAATAATTACCGCTTCAGTGAAAATCTTTGCCGTGATCTTGAGGGCTGTCGTCGGGTCAATAACCGCGACGATTTCCGCGAGCACCTTCTGCGCTTGCTTGTTGATTGCGTCCGCAATCGCGAGCGCTTCGCTGAATGCGCGCAGCGTTTGTTTCGCTATGCTGTCAGCAATTGCCACAATCTCCCCGAGCGCTTTCGCTGCGTCCCGAATTATCGAGTCCGCAATCGTTACCGCCTCGGAAAGAATTTTTGCAGTAATTTTTACAATCACCGTCGGGTCGACAATCGTCAGCGCTTCGCTCAATGCTTTTTGAGCTTGGCGAAGCAGCGTGTCAATAATCGTTATCGTTTCCGCGAATGCTCCCTTGGTTGTCGATTTTGCTATTGAGTCGGCGAGCATTACTGCCTCGTTCTGCGCCTTTTGCGGTTGCCGCGCGAGCGCTTCCGCAACCACGACCGCTTCCGTCAGCGTCTGCGTGAAGTTCTGCCCCGAAGCTGGGGTGTAATCCGCCATGATTCCCAAGTCGTATATTGTGATGTCTTTTCCGCCCGTGGTTGTTTTGTCTGCGCCGACCTGAAGCGAATCAATGCTCGCTTTCGTCCATGCTCCTCCGCTTACTGGTCGCGCCGCGTATGTCCTCGAATAAAGAAATTTTCCAGTCGGCGGGGTTGCATGCCACGTAAACTGCGAGCTTTCCTTTCCTACGAGGTTTTGCGTCGGCGTCGATCCCGCGGACGACAGAAAATATAAAATCCAAAACGCGATGGCATTGATGGTATCGCTTGCCCCTATCGGGGTTGAATCCTCAAGCCCGAACATTTCCTTTGCCACCGCAGTGCCTGCCTGAACTATGTTGTTGGTTTCGTTCGTTGGAATGTCGTCGACGTAGTTCCAGCGGTTCGTCCCGCTCCCGTTCAAGGTATCGAATTGGTTTGCATCTCCGAGCGCATTCGGCAGAAGGTTTATCACCTTGCTGTCGCCGTGGTATTGGTCGTCCCGAACCGCGACGTCGTCGAAGTAAAAGTCGATCGGCTGGCTGTTTGCGTTCGTAATGCCTCCGAGGTTTACCGAGTTCACGTTTTCCGTTCCCGTGTTGAGGGACGTTCCCGTCTGCGTATTGCCTCCGTCGACTTTCATTTCAAGAATGCCGACCGTGGCGCTTATCGCGCATTTCCACTCGATCCGAACCCACGCATCCTCGGCGACCGAGACGTCTGCTCCGACTTGAACGGCGGTTTGCCCGTCCAGTTCGTACCAAAGCTCAAGGTGTCCCGTCGTCGCGCTGTCTTGATAAAACCGAATCGACATGATATTGCCGAGGTCGGCTTGCTCAAGCACGAGGATTTTGTATTCATTCGGCGCGTATGCCGATGCTCCGTTGTGAGACCAGCGGAACATGAATTTTCCGTAGCTGTTCGCTACCGCTGCTCCACCGTTTCCGCTTTTTTTTGCGTCGTTGTAGTCAAAGAACAGGAAGTGAGCTGCTGTGCTCGCTGCCATGGCGCACTTCAGCGAGCGAGCTCCCGATCGGACAATCGCTGTGTCGAAGGAGGGCGTTCCTGCTCCCACTCCCGACCATTCGCGGGTGTCGCCCGATTCGTAGCCGCTGATAAAGTTAATCGCCATGGTTTCAATGAGCAGGCGTGCTGTTTTCTATTGCGCGTTCGGCGTCGGCACGTTCTGCTCGGTTAATCTTTAATCGACGTCGAATTTCCACGTGACCTGCAAGCTGTCGCCGCTCACTACGTTCACTGCCGAGAAGGTTTGCCGCGCAAGCATTACGCCTGCGGAGCTCGCGTTGAATGATCCCGACTCGGTGACCGCAAATGTGGCGGTGAAGTTGAAGGTCAATACCAATTGCGCGGTGTCGTTCGTGACGTCGGTCGTCACCCGCGATGCGGTTGCGGCCGCGCGCGCTCCGCCGCCAGTCGTGATCTCCGCGCCGAGCGCAGTGTCTCCCGCCGCTGGCGCTACCGTTCCCGTTCCGATCGCGATAAAGGTGAATGCCGCCTCCGCGCCCGCGCCGTTGATGCGCGACGCGACGCCAGCTTTACCCGCGTCGACGACGAGGTTCGACCACACGAGCGAATTCGCCCAGTAGCCGAATAAAAACGGGATTTTCGGGTGCGTCGGCGAAAGCAGACCTTTGTTGACGAGCTTTTGCACGAATCCCCACGTGCGGAAAATCGGCTTGATGTTTCCGTCTTTGTCCCGAAGGACGTACTCAACGTTGTTTTTGAGGTTGAATCGTCCGCGTGCTGATGTGATGTTCATGGTTTTTTTATTAATTAATTTCCTTGCCTGTTAATGAGGCGATTGCCTCGTCCGCCTTTTTATGGGCGACTTCGACCTTTTTGTTTTGCTCGGCGAGCGCCTGATCGTTCGCGTAGGTCTCTATGAATTTTTTGACCTGCGCCTCGACCTCCTCGCTCCCCGTATCAAGCGGGAATCCGAGCTTTCGTATTTCCGCAATCTCGCCGTCCTTGAGCACTTCGACTTCGACGTCAAGGTAGGTTTGATTGTCCGCTTGCAAAATAAACTTTTCGATTTTTCTGATTTTCCCTGCGTATGTCATAGTGTTTTTTTAATTGGTTGATAATTACTCGATTGAAATTTCCTCGGGTCGGATGTAGCAGCGGCAGGATACGTGGAGCGGAGGATTTCCTACGTCGTCGTATTCAAGCGGGAGCGTCGTTCCGTCTGATCCTCTCGCTACGTCGCCCTTCTCGAAAAAGTTCTCATCGATGCCGACGACCTTTCCGTGAAGCGGGTCGCAATACGGGCAGACCCTCTCATCGGCGGCGGTGTACCACTTGATTGATCTCACGACGCCCGTCTGCTTCCATCCTTCGTGCGTCGCCTCGTTTGCGATTCTGAATGTTTCCGTGCGCGCCACCTGCTCCGCCCTCCGCTCGTCAGAAAATTCGTAAACCTCGGCGATCCTGTCTTTGAGCTCCGCGAGCGAAAGCCCTTCGTCGAGCCCCTGCTCGAGCCGTTCCTTGAGGAGGTTTAGCGTGGTTTCGTTGTAGGAATCGCTCATGAGTTCCAAGGCACGCCTCAATGCTTTTTTCACTTCGGGCATCATGATGTCGATGTCGGAAACTCCGAGCAATGCGGCCGCTTCCTTGCCTTCCTTTGCCATAAGCTCCCCGAGTATCGGCTCGCTTACGTCTACGAGCGCGCCGACCCAATCCTCCCTGTCGAACAGCGCCTCTTTGTCGATACCCTTTGCCGACTTGATCGCGCCCGAAAGGTTTCGCTCCGCTTCCCGTTTCTGCTTTGCGTTGAAATCGCGGATCGCTTCCTTCAGCAGGTTTTCGTAGGGCGTCACGCGCGTCACGAATCCTTTCCACAAAATTTCCCATTCGTTGTCGCTCAATGTTGAAATGTTTTTTGTTTTTCGAATATTCTCCTGCGCCTCGAGCAGGTCTTTGGCGAGTTTTTTTGCAAGCTCCGAGGCGATGTCTTTTCGCGCCTTGGCGTTTTTGGCATGGCGCGTAGTGCGAATCCTGCCGTTTGCCTTTTTGCTCGGGCGCTTCGTCGCTTTCGGTCTCGGCTTGCCCGAGCTCAAAGTGAACTGGAACGGTCGCCTTACTTCGTCTCCGCCCTCGACTCCTTCGAGTCCGAAGTATTCCTCGCGGGCTTCGTTCACCGAAAGCACGGGCTGGCTTCCGACTGACGCCTGCATTTCCGCGACGCGCTGTTCTCGGTTTTCGGGAACGGGATCGGCGTAGCTCAAATAAACATCGTCGCCGTATCTCGGCACTAAAAATTCGTTAAAGTAGGAGGTTATGAGCTCCATCTTTGGCTTGATCGTCCGTAGCGCGAACACGTAGTTCGTTGCTTCGGCGTTCGCGCGGTTCACGTCGTCGGTGATTCCGAGCGCCGTCCTCGGCACGCGAAAACCCGCAAGGATTCGGTCGCGCATCTTGTCCATGAGGGTCGAGAAGTCCATGTCCTTCTGCGTCTCCGACGCCGCGCTGAATTTCGTTCCCTTGGGAAGCGCCGCCACTTTGTAGGCGTTTTCCACGCCTTTGAAAATCGACTCGAACGATTTTTTCAAATAGTCGAGCTGTTCGGGCGTGTGCGCGTTTTCCGATTCCAAAAATCCGCCGAGGCGCGCTCCGTTCAAAAAGAAGCGACGGTTGAATTCCATCGCGTAATTGTCGGCGTCGATCCACTGCGCGATCGTCTGCACCGTCCCGATGCCCTCGAACGAATCGCTCGGGTCGGGGTATTTTATGTGGAGCACTTCATAGGGCTTGAATTCGTAGACCTTCGTTTCGGTGCGGTATTGGAATTTTTCCACTGCGGTCGGGAACGTGTTTCGGTTGACGACAACCTTTACCTTCGCGGGATTCAAAACGTAAAGCGCCGTCGGCTTGCCCTTCTCGCTTTTCACTCCTTCGAGGTAAACGTAGGCGTTGCCGACGGCTTCCAAATGAGCCGCGATGTTGTACTTGAGCTCGAGTCCCGTCTGATAAGGATTGACCGCATCGAGCAGGTCGAGTATTTCGTGCTCGAAAATTTCCTCGTCTCCGTCCGCTCCGACTTTGAAAAGCTGGAGCTCCATCGACGCGATCTCCTCCGCGATCGCGCGGATGCAGGCGTAAACCCACCCCGCGTAAACTTCAAAGGCGCGGTCGACGGGGACTTTTTTCGACGAGCGCCAAATAATAAAAGGATCGCTTCCGCCCGAGGCGCTCGATTGCAGTGCTCCCTTTCGGGAGTATCCCCACTTGCTCAAAATTTTTTCTACGAATGTCATTTTGAAAATAAAAAAGGGCTTGCGACGCCAGCCCTCTTTTGATCGTTCAAAAGAGAAATAACGTCACAAGCCCTCCATGTAATGGTCAGGTTGCTTGCGGATTCCCGCAAAAATAAGTTTTCAAATCCCTACATTGAAATTATACAACGGAGGGGGGATGTCCACAAGGAACAATTGTGCATAAAAAGCGGCCGCTAAGCGATGTCGGTCACCACAAAATCGTCCGTGTCAGGCGGCTTGCGCCGAATCCTGTACTCGGACAGGAGCGGTTTGCCGTCTTGAATCTTCACGATGAGTTCTCCGTGTTTAATCTGTGTCGCTTTGACGGCGATTTCTTTGATGGTTTTCTGCCATTCGATGTTTAGGTTTTTGAAAAGTTGCGAGTCCATATCAAATCAGTTCTATGACTTCTGGTTTTTCCATGCCCTCGCTCCGCATGCCGAGGATCAAATGCACGCAGGCGTCCATCAGGTCGTCGTGATCCTCGATGCCGAAGCCCGTCAATTGCGCGATCAAATCCTCCGCGCCTTTTCTCGGAAACAGCACCGTTCCGTTTTGTATGAAGGTTGCGGCCGCCCGCAGTCGCGCCCGCTTGTCCGTTCCGACCTTTATCGGCGTAGTCGGTATGCCGTGCCTCATTGCTTCCTCGATTGCCGCGCGCTGGTACGCCACGTCCTCGACGTAAAACATCGGGATCGCGAGGCGCTTCATGGCGGCGTAGGTTGACCGCATCTGCTGGATGGTTTCAAAAAACGAAAGCTGGGCGTTGACGGGATTCGGCAATATAAAAAGTTTCGTCATGCCTTCGACCTGCGAAGTGACGCCAGCGACCATCGCAGTCGAATCCGCACCTTGGCTTTTGCTGATCGCAAGGTCTACCGCAACGCCCGATTGCATGATCGGGTTTATTTCTATTTTTGTTTTTTCGTCTTTGTACGGCTGGGGAATCGCGTCGTAGTATTGAATCCACTCATCCTTGACCTCCTGCCCTTCGGGAGGCACGACTTTCAAAATGTATTCTCGAAGCCACGCCGTGTGGCGCACTTTCCTTTTTTGATTGTCGATCGATGCCTGCGTCGGGTATTTTCCTTTCCACGCGCAGTTCTCCCATTTTTCCTCTCCCTTGAAAAGCGGGTAGTCGCGGTGCATGAAAATCGGATCGTTTTTCAAGCGCGCCATTAAAGCGTCAGTGTGCAGGATGTTTCCGAGGACGACGAGGCGCGCGCTCGCTTCCTCAATTGCGGGAATCACTTCGTCGCGCAGCCACTTTTCGGTTCGGTCGCGGTATTCTTTTTTCTCGACTTTTTTTATTTCCTCGGGGTCGTCAATCACCACAAGGTCGGGGCGGAATTGCCTGTGCCTCAAGCCGCGAATGCGCTGTCCGCGCGAAATCGCCACGATTCGCACTCCGCTTGCAAGCAGGAGGTTTCGCTTCGTCCATTCCTCCTGTTTTGAAATTCCTTTTGAGACGTCGCCGTAGTCGCGCAGGACGCATTCATTTCCTTCGAGTTCGTACCGCAAGTTTGCAATCAAAAGCTGCGCCTGCGCCGACGTCTCGGCAATGAGCACGATAAATTTCGCCTTTTCCTCAAGCGCAGCCCATAGGGGGAGCGCGAGCGATCCGATCGAGCTCTTGGCAGACCCGCGGAATCCTATGACCGATAAAAATTTTATGCTCCAGTCCTCAAGGAGCGAAAAAAACTCGTCGTGAAAATCCGCGCGCGAAAGCGTGAAGTAGTGCATTAAATATTGCCCGCAAAATCCTTTCAAGGTTCGACGGAGCTTTCGCCTTACTTCGAAATCGTCGAAGACGTCAAAGCGCGGCTGGCTGTGTGCTTTGTGCTGTTCCATTGTTTGCATTGATTGTTTCCGCTTTCGGCGGTTCGATTTCCTTTGGCTGTTCGGGCAGGACGAATCCGAGGTTTTGGAACGCGCGCATCATCTGCTCCTTCACCTCGGCGGGCAGGGGGATGTAGCGCTTCTCGACCTCAAGCGTCCCGATGTGCCGTTCAAAAATTCCCATGTCCATTTCGATGTTGATAATAAGCGCCTTGAGCTTTACGAGCGCGGTCAAGGCCGCGATCTGATCCTTGTAGCTCGGCGCGGGCATGCCCTGTTTTTGCAAATCCTCCGTGTAAAAGGCGATCCGCATGAGGCGCTCGAATACGATCCGCGCGTGCTCTTTGAATTTCGCCACCTCTTTTTCGGGCGTGTTGCGGAGCGTTTCCTCGAGGACTTCGCGGTCGACTTTCCGCACGAGCTTGTTGACGTACCTCCACGTCATCGGCTGGTTGCCCGCGGTTTTGAAGCCCCGCTCGAACAGAAGGTTTTGCATCCGCTCCGCCGAAACCAGCGGGTCGACCGCCAAAATGTCCCGTATTGCCTTTTTGATTTTATGTTCGTGAAGGATTTTCATCGTCTGCTCTACTCTGCGCTATTTCACCTTAAGCGGCGCGCTATGGCTTCTTTTTATGCGCTCCCACCTGTCCCGAATCTTGTCGCAAAAGGCGGGGTCGAGTTCGACCATAAACGCCCGACGCCCTGTTTTTTCCGCGGCCGCCATCGTGCTTCCCGACCCAGCGAACGGATCGAGTACGATGTCGTTGCGCTTGGTTGAATTCCTCAATGCGCGCATCGCGAGCCAATCGGGTTTTTCCGTCGGGTGCAGGTATTCCGTCACCGCTTTTCTCGGCATTTCCCAAACATCGAACTCGTTGTCACCGAAGAATTTGTGCGTTCCTTTTTTCCATCCGTAAACGATGCCCTCTGCTGTTTTTCGGTCGGGCTTTTTTGCGCGGGCTATCCATTCGTGCTTATAGCGGTAGTCGTTCCAGCCCATGCTCGGCACGTTCTTAACCCATATGATTACGCCCGAATGCTGGAAGCCGTTTTTAAGCATTGACTCCAAAAACTGCGGGTAGCTCGACCAGCCCGAGCAAATATAAAATGGCGCGCCTTCCATCGCGTAGGCGAACATTTGCTGGAAGCTCGCGTCTATCAAATGCCGAAATGCATCCGCTTCGAGGTTGTCGTTTTTTATGTTTTCCGCTTCCTCCTCCTTCAGCTTTTTTCCGCGCGAATGGTAGTTCACGTTGTAGGGCGGATCGGTGAATATCATCTCTGCGCGCATGTCCCCGAGGAGCTTTTGATAAATCGTCGGATCGGTCGCGTCCCCGCAAATCAGGCGGTGCTCCCCGAGCTCGTAAATTTCCCCGAGCTTTGAGCGCGCCTCCTTTGCGATTCCGATCCCGCCTTCCTCCTCCGCGTCGTCTGGGAGCGACGCATCGAGTATTCGGCTGATCTCGTCCTCCTTGAATCCCGTTGCGGGAATGCGGGGCGACTCCTTGAGCTCCACGATAATTTCGGCGAGCTTTGCCTCGTCCCAGCGCCCGCGTATCTTGTTGAGCGCAAGGTTGAGGAGCTTCTCGTCTGCAAGGTGCAAATCAACGGGCATTGCGGGAACGAGCGCCGTCCCGTCCGCGGTTTCAATCCCTTTTATTTCCGCGCCCGCGTTCTCGGAAATCATTTCGTCCACCGCCGACGTCCGCTGGTGTCCGCCGACGAGGATGTTCCTTCGGTCTCCGCATTCCTCGCACTGGTGCTGGTTCACCACGACGGGTTCAACGAAGCCGAACGTCTTGATGCTTTGCTTCAACGCCGCCATCTCCTGCGCGGGCATGATCCGCGGATTGTATTCCGCGCGCCGAAGCTCTTTGATTTTAATTGTTGTTATTTCCATACGCTGAATTTCCGCTTTACGACTTCGCGCCGATGCGCGGTCTCCGCCACCTGCGCCCGAAGGATCGCGGCCTCCTGCATGACGTTCGCGGCGTCCGCCTTGTACTTGGCGATCATTTTTTCGACCTGCTCCAATTCCTTTTCCTGCGCCTTGCGTTCTTGGCGCGAATTGTAGCTCGGATTCTCTCCGAGCTCCGCGATTTTCTTTTCGATTTCCTCTTTTCTCGCTTCCTCCGCCCTCTGCAAATTCTCAAGCTCGGGCACGACGCTCAAGCTGTATTCCGCCATGGCTTCCTTCACCCACGATTCGCCAGCGAGCTTGCGGAGGAACTGCCTCTTGAAAAAAAATCTTTGAATGAATCTCATTGTTTTGTTTCGGTTATCTGTTTTGCCTCTGTCGCGTCAGCCATCGGAATCGGGTATCCCTCGGGGACGGTCTCGTATTCGCTCGACCACACGACGAGATCGACCGCTTGGCACGGCGCGCAGTAGGACGCGTTCACGATATGCGCGTCCTCGGGCAATGCGTTTTTTATAATTTCGTAATGCTGGATTCCCTGCATCAGCATCTCCGCGAGGATTCTCTGCTTGATGCGGACGAATTTTAATTTTCTGTTTTCCATTGTTTTTCTTGGTTAATGATTATTTTTGCCTCGACCCGACCCCTGCCATCTGGCGCTCGCCCGCTTTCAAACGAGCCGTCGAGGTTCTTGTCGTTTTCAAACAGCGCGTCGGCAATGCTTCCGAACACGTTCTCGGGATCGCCGTGCGCCCCGTTTTTCCAAAAAATCCGAATGTCCATCCGCGCCTTCTGATTGTTGAGGAGAATGATCGGCTTGCCGTGGTGCATGATTGCGACGTTTGCGATGTCGATCGCCTTGTATTCTCCGCGCTGGTTTAAGCATCCGAGCCAGCTTTTCTGCACCCAGCTTTTCCATGCGCCGTATCTTTGCGCTTCGGGCGTCCACTGCGACCGAAGGGTTTTCCGCAATTTCGGAATCGGGTTGCCAGTCGGATCGTCTTGGTTTCCGTAAATCGTGAACGCTATCTCCATAGTCCTCGGAAAAATTCAATGATCCGCCTCCACCACGGCTTTGCCGCTTCGATTTCCTGCGGAAGCGGTATCCTTTCGATTTCCGTAAATGGCCGCCGTATGACGCCCAGCGGTTTTCGGATTGGATATCCGAGGTCTGTTTCGTACCACGCGTGATTTTTTCCCGATGTAATTTTCATAAGTTTTCCAATTTTCATGTTTTTATTGCGCGTTCCGCATGCGACGCTTCTACCGCCATCTCCGCGCGCTCTTGAAATGAAAACGGCATTGCGAGCGAGCGCTTTAACCTATCGACCATTTCGCGCATTGTCACCAGCTCGTCCTTGCGGTCGGCAAGCCCCGCATCGCAGTTTCGAGCCATGCCCTCGAGCCGTCCGTAAAATCCGTATTGCTTGCCACTCGCCTCAAGAAACGAATCGATGACTTCCGTGCAAAGCGCAGCGCCGATCGTAGCCCGCATTTTTTTGTTTTCCTGCAAATGCCAAATAAAAAGCATCTCGAGCTGGAACGGGGTGAGGTGCTTCAGCGCTCGCTTTATGAGGTTTCCGTCCTTGCCGCGCTCAAACGTCGGCTTTTCGCGCCGTATCCTTTCGCAGTAGCGCTTGAACGCCCCCATAAGCGCTATCGTCGGCAGTTTTTTCTTATTGGAATCAAGCTCGCTTGCTTTAGCTATATCTTTTGTAGAAGAGGTTTCTTTTGTAGGGGCACTTTTTGTGGGGGGCACTTTTTGTTCGGGGTGTGAAAATTTTTGAGGCGTTTCTTGGAAACTTCCTGCCCCTGCACTTTTTGTGCGGGGTCTGTTCTGCCTGCTGAACAGGGATTGCTGTTGTGTCTGCAGGCGGTAGTAAATTTTGCCGCCGACTTTTGCTCTTTTGTCTGCTGTATCCAAAAGCTCGCCCTTTTCGCTGTACGCTTCTATGACTCTGCCCTTAATAAGCGAGTCGATCGCTTTGCTGATTCGATAGCCGCTCTTGCCTGTTTTTTTCTGAAGCTGGTATCGGCTGATCCAGTCCCGATCCTTTCGCCTTCCAGTTTCCTTGTCCTCAACCCAGCCGAGGGTTTGGCGCGTAACAATGAGGACGATCCGAAGCTCGACGTCGCTCAGCGTCGGCAGAAGTTCGTCAAGCACAAAATTCGGGACTTGCGTGGTGTTTGGGATTATTGATTTTTTATTTTGCTCATCCATGTTGTTGGGAAGAAAAGAAGGCGTCATAATTTTTTGACGCTTCGCCCTGTTCGGCGCGAGAAGAAGAAAAGCTCGGATCAAAAGTCCCGAGTTTCCTGCCTTTGCTGCAGGGCACGCTCGACCTGCGTTTTTAATGTTTCTGCTGGGGATCGCTCCCCATCACTGCCCCCGCTCTCGCGAGGAGCAGTGTCGAGAGCCATCAGAAATAAATGGGGAAGTGCGCTTTGATGTATTCCTCTGCTTCCTCTTGCTGGTGCAAATCGTCGGGATCGGGGTCAACCTTTCCTTCCCCGTCGCAGGTTTTGCATCCCCATTCTTTGACCTGCTCGTCCACGACTTCTCCAGCTTCTTGGTGCGCGGGAATTTTTTCGGTTATGCTGCCCGTTCCGTCGCAGTCCTCGCAGTCGCGGGGATCGCCGCCCTCGATCCACTCTTTTATTTTTTGCTCCTTGAAATCCTCGGGCAGTTCGTCCCATTCAAGGTTGAATTGGTATTTCATTGTTTTTAAATTTTTGTGTTAGCTTGTCTCGACCTTTGGGATTCGCTTCCCATCTCAGACCTCACGCTCCCGCGATGAGGGCTGAGTCGGAAGCTAATTGCCTTATTTCTTAGCTTCCCTTCTTGCCTCGGCGGGTTTTTTATTGGGTTCGTCCCCGTGCCCATTTCCGTTACCGTTCCCATTGCCATTGCCCGTCGGCTTGGCAACGAGCCGCTTTCGTCCGTCCACTTCGACAATCTCGGCGATGCCCATCTTGACCGCTTCGAGCCCGATTTTTTTGTATCCTTCCATGATCTGCTCGGGTCGGAGCTCTCCGATTGCGGTCATGCTGGTTGTGCCGAATATCTTGTCGAGCAGGTCGAGCTTGAGTTGCTTTCCCTTGCCCGTTGACGCTGGGTCAATTCGGGTAAGCAAGCCGTCCAGCTCCTCGAGCGCCTTGTCGCGCTCCCTGCGCCACTCAAATTTTTCCTCCTCTGTTCTGAACAGGAGTCCTGTGTCGCCCTCGGGCATTGCGAATGCGTCTCGGGGCAGCGGATTTTCAAGCATAGCGTCGATTGACGGGGCGAAGTTCTCGAACGACGGATTCTTGAATGTCTTGCCGTCGAGGAGCGTCGAGCGGTCTTTGATAACCGTTGCCTCGCGCCATACTTTTTTGTCGTCTCCGAGCACTTCCTCGAAGCGTTCCATGAGGACGAGCATATCGGGTTCGTAGGCGGTTTCGCCCTCCACCTTCATCTTGATTCCCGATTTGAATATCTCGCGCTTGCCCGTATCGGCGTTCTTTTCGTTGTCGTACTCGTAGCCCGCGCGCCCGTTCATGATGATGTGGTACGGGTCTTGCACGAACAGGTCGCTGAACTCCCGTTTCCACGTCGGCTTGATCACGCCCCAATCTTGGAATTCGAGGCGGGTGCGGCGCACCTTCTCGGCGTAGGATTGCAGGAAGTTTTCCCAGACGTGGGAGATTGAATCGATAAGGAGGACGTCGCTTGCGCCCTGCCTTAAGCGGGTCATTGTCTCTTTGAGGTCGGCGAGCGATTTCGACTCGCGGACGAGCACCTCAATGCCTGCTTCGGTGAAAATCGGCTTGAGGAATTTCGCCGCCTTTTCGGTATCGAAAATGACGACGGGCTTTTTCGATTGGATTTTCTTATGGAGTCCAATCGCCACCAGCGCTGCGGTGTAGGTTTTTCCCGATCCAGCGAAACCTTCGAATCCTGCTTTGAAGTAGGGTTTTGTGTTTCCGATCGGCGTGAAGAATGTGTCTTGGGGCTGCGGCTTTTGAGCCGTTGGCGCTGCCGCCTTTGTCGGCTGCCCTCTGCGAACTTGCGCCTGCGGTGTGTTTAATGTGTTGTGCATAATGTTGCTATTGACTTCCGAAGGCAGTTTTGAGACGATTGAGTTGTTAGCTTGTCTCGGGACTCCCTTCGGGGGGTCTTTTAGTTTGATTTGTAATTTCTCTTTTCGGCATGGCTTTTAAGCTGCTTGAGCGTCTCTGCAATCAGCGCCCGATGCAGCGCTTCCCATGCCTTGTCGACCTTTTTTTCGTCATCCGCGGAAAGGGTGGCGAGCTCTCCTGCGAGCTCTCCGCTCCAGTCGGCGATTTCGTCGAGCGTCGGCGGGAGGATTCGCTCCTCGACTACGCTCGGTATCCGCTTGCGGATAATTTTTGCTATCTCTTGTTTTGTAGTCATCTGCTTGTGCTACGTGATTAATGTTTGCCGATCTTTGGCGTCGGCTGCCCGACCTTTGAGGAGCACCCTCCCGCCTTCCCGATGGCGCTCGCTTTCGCCAGCGCGTCGATTCAGCGGGGGGCTTGTGCGCTCCGATTTGAGCCGTGCCTGTTTTTCTCGTCGGCTCAAATCGCAATACAAAAGCCCCGTGATTTCTCACGGGGCTTTCGCCTTTTTTCGAGCTATTTACGAGGTTTTTCGGGGTTTTCCCTATCCTCTACGAACCATGACACTTCTTAAATTTCTTTCCTATCCCACAGGGATTTTTGATTTCTTTTCACCCATAACTTTTTGAAAAACGGCATTGTAAGTGTTGACAACATAAATGCCACCGC